CGAGCTGACCCGGCGCCTGGAGAACCTGGCACGCCGTGGCACCGTGGCCGAGGTCCGCGCCAAGCCGCTGGCCGTGCGCATGCGCTGCGGAGACAACACCACCGACTGGCTGCAGGTGCAGTGCCTGCGGGCCGGCACGCAAGGCTCCACCTTCTGGGCGCCGGAGGTCGGCGAGCAGGGCCTGGTGCTGAGCGTAGGCGGTGACATGCGCCAGGGCGTCGCCCTGCTGGGTCTGTACAGCGAGCAGATGGACCAGCCCAGCGATGGCCCGCCGCACATCAAGCTGAACAAAGACAACACACATTTCATCCGATACGAAGGCGGCGTGCTCACCCTGCGCATTGAGGATGCGTCCATCACCATCTCGCGCGACGACATCACCCTGAGCACCGCGAAAGCATCGTTGAGCGTCAGGGATCTGGTGCGGGCTGCACCCGATGTGGTGGCCCAAGCCATCAGCCTGGTGCACCACGTCCACGGCGGCGTGCGCAGCGGCGACAGCAACACGGGGGAGCCGCGATGATGAGCCGCACCACCGGCAGGCGCATCGGGCTTGTCGAGCACTTGGCGCAATCCATTGGCGACATCGTCACCACACCGATAGGTAGCCGAGTAGCTCGGCGCCAGTATGGATCGCTATTGCCGCTATTGATTGACCAACCAGACAACGCGAAAACGCAGGCGCATCTGTATTCCGCCATTGCGTCAGCACTCATGCGTTGGGAGCCCCGCCTGTCACTCCAGCGCGTAACCCTCATACGCGATGCAGAGCGCGCCGGTCGAGCTGTGTTGGAGATCGAGGGAGCACTCCTGAGCCAGTACGCGCCACGGGCGCGACCGTTGCGCCTGGCCGTCACCATCGGGGGCGCCCCATGAGCACCAAGGATCTGGCCACCCTGCCCGCGCCTGCCGTGGTCGAGGTCCTGGACTTCGAGAGCCTGGTGCAGCAAATCAAGGCTGACGTGCTGGCGCGCTACCCCGAGGCCGCCGAAGTCCTGGCCCTGGAGTCCGAACCCCTGGTCAAGCTGCTGGAGGCCTTCGCGTACCGCGAAATGCTCTACCGCGCCCGCGTCAACGATGCCGCCCGCGCGCACCTGATTGCCTTTGCCACGGGCGGCGACCTGGATCACCTGGCCGCACTCTTTGGGCTGGAGCGCATGCCGGGCGAGGACGACGACAGGCTGCGCCTGCGCCTGCAGCTGCGCATCGCGGCCCTGGCCGGCCAGGGCGCCAAGGAACACTATGAGGGGCTGGCCATGGCCGTCAGTCTCAACGTGCGCGCAGCCTTCGCCACCCAGCCGCACCCGGGCCGGGTCCATGTCGTGCTGTGGCTGCACGATGCCGCACAGCCCACCGAGGCCCTGGTGCTGGACGTGCTCAACGCCGAAGACAAGCGCATGCTGGGCGTGCCCGTCACCGTGGGCACGGCCACGGCGCATCCCATCGACATCCGCGCCAAAATCTGGCGCACGACTGGCGCGTCGCCCACGCTGCTGCAAGACCTGCGCACCCTGCTGGCCGCCAGCATGTCCGCGCAGTCCGCCCTGGGCAGGACCGTGGCGCGCAGCTGGATCACCACCTTGCTGCACGCCCCTGGCGTGGCCGCAGTGGAGTACCTGGGCGACGATGCGCCCCCGGCCACCACCGCGCTGGCCGCCGATGAATTCCCCGTGCTGGGCATCGTGCAGCTGGTGGACGCGGGAGTGCTGTAGCCATGGCCACCATGACGCCAGTGCAGGCCGTGCGCCGCCACATCCTGCCGCCCCAGGTCACGCCGCTGGAGCGAGCAGTGGACCAGGCCACGCCGCGCTGGGACGCGCTGGCCGATGCCGTGGAGCCCGCCAGCATGCGCGACAACGCGGGCTATCAGCCGTGGCTTGCCATGCAATGGCAGGTGGCCCAATTTGCCCCGTATTTCGGCAGCGTGGATGCCCTGCTGACTGCGGGCATCCCGTGGCTGATGCAGCGCGGCAATGCCGCCAGCGTGCGCCGCGTGCTGTCCTGGCTGGGCTATGACAGCGTGACCATCGAAGAGGACGGCGCGTTGCTGCACATCGACCTGGGCCGCCTCGTCAGCCATGCCGCCCTGGTGCCCGTCGCCCATGTGGTGCGGGCCAGCGTCCCCGCCCATGTCAAATTCTGGCGGATCTATCACGGCCATGACCTGCGCCCGGTCTGGCTGGACCGTGGGCCGTCCCTGGATGCCGGTCTGCTGGACAACGACAGCGGCACACCTGTGGACGTGTCGCCCTACGGCGAGCCCATCAAGGCCAGTCAGGGCCAGCGGCTGGCCACGGTGTCCGATGCGCCCCATCTGGCCGCCGTGCTGTGCGCGCAGCTGCTGCACATCACCAGCATCGCCACCTATGCAGACCGCATGCTGCTGGACGCATGGGTGCTCGACAGCGAACTGCTGGCCGACACCAGCCTGGGCATTACCGATGTCATCACCACCCTGGCCACGCCCGCCGCGCGCTACCCGCCCCAGGTAGTGCCTCCGGCCAGCGTCCGCACCACCATCAGCGCCTGGCTGGCGCCCGCGCCGCAGTCTGTGCGCCTGGCCTGCCACATCGACGTGGCGCCGCGCGTCAACGACGACAGCCGCACCTGGACCGGCACCTGGGACAGCCAACCCTGGCGCCCCTACTTCGAGACACGCACCACAGAAATCACCGAGGAATAAACATGGCAGTCCTGCAAAACATCGGCCGCATCGCCCTGGCCAAGGCCGTGGCCGCGCAAACCATCCATATCGCGTGGGGCCGAGGCCTACCCGGCTGGGACGACATCCCCCAGCCCGAGCCCACCACCGCACTGGGCCTGGTCGATGAAATCTGCCGGCGCCTCGTCACCGATGTGCTGTACGTCAAGCCCGACGATGCGGGCGACATCGAACTGCCCAGCGGCGCGCGCTACAGCGTCAGCGCCGAGCCCACCACGTACCTGCTGCTGCGCTGCACCTTCGGATTCACCGACGCCCAGGGCGAAACCGTGCGCGAAATGGGCGTGTTCTTCGGCACCGTGGCCAAGCCGGGCGTACCAGAGGGCCAGCGCCTGCTGCTGCCCGACGACATTGCCCAGGCCGGCGAGATCTACACGCTGGAGCACCGCGTGGCCAACGTCCGCACCGGCAGCACACGCACGCTCGAAGAAATCATCCTCCCCTTCTGATCGCCGCCATGACCACAAGCACCGACAAAATCTACAACCGCTTCGACCCGGCAAAGCAGCACGAAAGCGTGCTGTTCCGAGCCGACCGCGTGCTGCAGTCCGCAGAACTCAATGAGCTGCAGTTCATGCAAAAGCACCGGCTCAAGGGCATCACCGATGTGCTGTTCAAGGAAGGGGACATTCAGCGCGGCTGCGCCTGCATCGTGGATGCCGCAACGGGCGCGGCCAAGCTCGCAGCAGGCGCCCTCTATGCCGATGGCGCCATCCGTGAAATCGCCGAAGCCGCGCTCACCGTGGCCACTGTGGGCGTGGTGCATATCGGTGCCTACCTGACCCGCCAAACCGTCACCGAGCTGGAAGACGAAGACCTGCTCAACCCCGCAGCCGGCACGCGCGGATATGGCGAGCCTGGCGCGGCGCGCGAAGTCGTGCGCCTGGCCTGGGGGGTGCAGGGAGACGGTTCGCCCGGCACCTTCCTGCCGGTCTGGGTGCTCGACGATGGCCTGGTGCGCGCCAAGGAACTGCCGCCCACACTGGACGGCGTGAGCCAGGCCATTGCCCGCTATGACCGCGACAGCGCAGGCGGCAGCTACATCGTGGAAGGCCTGCGCGTGGACATGGCGCCCGACCAGCCCACGGGTGAGCAGGTCTATACCGTGGATGAGGGCCGCGCCCGCGTGGGCGGCCAAAGCGTCACCCTGCAAACCGGCCGCCGCCTGGTGTCGTCTGCCGTGCCCGATCTGCTGACCGTGGACAGCGAGCCCCACCAGTCCACCACCGAGGCCGCGCAGCGCATCCACATCGGCCGCCCGCCCATGCTGGGCATCCCGCAGGTCCGCATCACTGCGCGCAAGACCGTCACGCTCACGCATGGCGGATTCGCAGGCGCGGCCGACCCGCTGCCCGATCCCAGCGTCATCCAGATCGAAACCATCAAGCAGGGCGCCACCACCTACAAAGCCGGCCTGGACTACACGCTCACGGCCGGGCAAGTGGACTGGAGCCCGCAAGGCGCCGAGCCCCTGCCCGGCTCCAGCTATGACGTGACCTATCTGTACATCCAGAACGCCGCGCCCACTGCCGTGGACCCGCGCGGCTTCACCGTGGCGGGCGCGCTGGTCGGCACCCTGGTGCTGGTCACGTATGCCCAGCAGCTGCGCCGCATCGACAGGCTGTGCCTGACGCGAGAAGGGGCCTTCGAGTGGGTGCGCGGCGTGCCCAGCCCGTGGATTGCCACGGCCCCCGTGGTGCCCGATGACATGCTCAGCATTGCCAGCATCTACCAGACATGGGACAGCGACCGCCGCGTGGACAACGATGGCGTGAAAGTCGTGCCCATGCAGAAAATCGAGGGCGAACGCCGCCGCGTGGACAACATCCTCATGGACCTGGCCGAGCTGCGGCTGGCTGTCAGCGCCCAGGGAATGGACAGCGGAATCAAGAAAGGCCTGTTCGCCGATCCGTTCCTTTCCGAATCCCAGCGCGATGCGGGCATGGTCCAGACGGCGGCCGTGGTGCATGGCACCCTGCAACTGCCGCTCACGCCCACGGCCCATGACCTGGGCAAGAACATCAGCCAGCGCCTGGCGCCGGCCCATACCTATCGCGTGGCTCTGGCCCAGACCATGCGCACGGGCTCCATGCTGGTCAACCCGTACCAGGCCTTTGACCCCATCCCCGCCGCCGTCACCCTCACGCCCAACGTGGACCGCTGGACCGAGGTGCAGACGCAGTGGAAAAGCGCATACACCGAACGCCTGTACACCGGCAGCGGCTCCAACAGCACCTACCTGGGCAGCAGCACCACCACCAAGCTGCTGGGCGAGGAAACCCGGCAGCTCGAATACCTGCGGCCCATTGCCGTGCGCTTTGACATCGCGGGATTCGGTCCCAACGAGCCGCTGCAGGCCGCCACCTTCGACGGCCTGCCCGTGGCCGCTCGCCCGCTGGCCGGCGCCGCACTGATCGCCAGTGCCAAGGGCGTGCTGGCCGGCGAATTCACCATCCCCGCCAATGTCTCGGCCGGCACCAAGGAAGTGAGTTTTACGGGTGCCTGGGGTAGCCGGGGCTCGCAGACCTTCATGGGCCAGGGCACCCAGATCCTGCGCACGCAGCAGCAGGTCACCACCCAGAACTGGCAGTTGTCCAATCCCGTGCCCCCCATCGTCAACGATGGCCCTGTGTTCGGCCCCAGCGGCTCGGGCGGCACACAGAACAATTCCCAATGCTCCAAGTGGCTGTATGGCGGCTATTTCGACCCCCTGGCCCAGACCTTGGTGCTGGATGAGGCC